TGACAACCTCTATGAAGTTGTTTCCAAGCGTCGTGCTGCTGCTAACGCTTTCTCTATGCGTCAAACCAAAGAGAACGTTGCTGCTAACGTATACAACAATGCTTTCTCTAACAGCTATGCTGGTGGCGATGGCGTATCACTGTTGAACGCTTCACACCCTAACACCTCTGGTGGTACTTTCTCTAACTTGTTAACTGTTGCAGCTAACTTGTCTGAGGCAGCTATCGAGAACTTGATTATTCAACAAATGCTTGCATTGAATGACCGTGGACTACGTATCAATTTGATGCCTAAGAGCCTCGTTGTTCATCCAAGTAACTGGTTTGAAGCCAACCGTATTATGAAGTCTGTATATTCATATAACACTGGTGCTAACCCTCCTGGTACTGCAAGTAACGCTGTAAACGTATTACACGCTACTAACGCATTGCCAGAAGGTATCAAGATGAACCATTACCTATCAAGTACTAAAGCATGGTTTATTCGTGCTAACGTACCTATGAATACAGGTATGATTCACCAAGAGCGTCAAGCAATCACGTTTGACCAAGACAATGACTTTGATACGATGAATGCTAAGGCTAAATCGTATGAGCGTTATGCCTTCGGTTGGGGCGACCCACGTGCATTGTGGGGCACACCTGGAGTTTAATTAACTCGCACGTGAGCGATTCCCCCTAGTTTCCCAAAAGGTCTCTAGGGGGTTTTTTCTCTAACTTAAAGGAAAAAATTATGCCTAATAAAAAATTACGTGAAGGTCAGTCTATTGGAATGGGCGTAAAATCTCCAGTTCAAAAGCCGACTAAAGACAAAGTTAAGAACCCAATGCAATCAACTAAAGCAAAGAAGCCTAAAGGCGGTTATTAATTATGGGTACTCACATTCTTCCATTTCAAATCCTTAATGATGGCTATAGAAATGCCACATTAAAGATTGCAGGATATGTTAATGGTACAGATATTACCGCTTACACAGTTCTTGACCCAAGTACATTAAGTCCAATTGATGCACAAGGAACATTAGCAAAAACAGTCCGTATCAAACGTATTAATTTTGACATTCAAGATGGAATTCAAGCTACTTTAAACTGGGATGGTGCTACCCCTCAACTATTGTGGGAATGTACTGGTCGTGGTGAAATTAAAGCTGCTTCATTTGGTGGCTTTACTGATAACGCAACAACACCTAATGGCAATATTACTTTGACAACTTTGGGTGGTGCAACAACTACCTTAAATACATCATTTGTAATTGTTTTAGAAATTATCAAAGATTAATTATGCAACACGCAATCAGCAACGCTAAAGAAATCCAATTTATTGCTACAGTTACCCGTGCAGACGGAACCGTAGAAGAATTGGGCGTTATTGATTACTGGCATAAAAACCCAATCAAACGAATTATTTGGAGAATTAAAAAATGGCTACACTCCTAGTAAACACAGGAAAAGCCGTTGTTACTAACCGTATTAACGGTGCTGGAACCACACCCCTTTATGTAGCATGGGGAACTGGTGCTGGTACTACTGCGGCAACTGACACGACTTTATTTACTGAATCTAGCTCTCCTGCGACTCGTACTACTGGTACAGCATCTCAACAAACAACTTCTACAACTAATGATACATTTCAAGTTGTAGGAACATTAACCTCTGGAACATCACAAACCATTACCAATGCTGGTACGTTTGATGCTGTGTCATCTGGTAACTTGTTTGTAAAGGGTGACTTTACAGGTATTGCGCTAAACAGTGGTGACTCAATTCAGTTTACGGTAAAAGTACAATTTAGTTAAAAATGGCAATAAATGGGTCTAGTGTAAATAGAGTTGCAATTAATGACCAGGATACGATAACTCTTACTCCTACATTATCTGTAACATCTACGAGCACTAGCACCATCTCTAGAATAGCCAGTATACTTAAAGCATTATCCGCATCGGCTACCTCGACAGCCTCATTTGTCAGGGCAATAGCCAAGACCATTACGGCAACAATCGTTGCATCTACAGCAACAATAGTCAAATTACCCAATAAACTATTAGCGGTTACATCTACTACTACAGCTAGTTTTAAAAGAGCTATAGGTAAATTTTTAACCCTTGTTAGTGAGATGTCTGTAGCAGTAATTACAGAAAGTGCCTTTCACCTTATCCTTTTGTCGGTCACAGAGGCTACGGTAATAAGCATTAAAAAGGCTATTGCAGTCACTAAATCGGCAACTTCCACCACAACAGCATCGTTTGTCAGAACAGTTAATTTAATTAAGAGTGTAGTTAGCACAAGCACTGCAACTTTAATTAAGTCAGCTAATAAATTCTTGTCAGTTACATCTACGACTACAGCATCCTTTGTTAGAGCTATAGCCAAGACACTATCTGTCATTTCATCGTCTACAGCGTCCATAATTCGCTCTATAACGGCAAAACTGACCGTGGTATCTGCTACCACAGCATCTATCATTAAAAAGTCTTTAAAGACGCTTTCTGTGGTCAGTACATCAACCGCTACATTTATTCGATACATAGGGAAAACCCTAAGTTATGTATCTACAAGCACGGTTACTTTAATTCATAGGTTTGTGCTTGGCGTAATCTTATCCGTTACATCCACAACTACCGCAAGAGTTAACAAATTAATCAACAAGTTATTTGCGGTCACATCCACCACTACAGCATCACTATTTAAACAAATATCTGTTACTTTAGCCGTTATTTCGGCTACAATAGCAACATTAGTCCGTGAGTTTTTCCCCAAATTAGGGGCAGTAATTCGCTATACCTTTACGGTGGACTTCCGAGACAGGGTAACAGAGCTTTATAAAGAACGGTTGAGCGTAGTACAATTTAAAGAGCGTCTCGTTGACTTGTATAAGCAACGGAACGTCCTTGCAAACACAAGTAATAAAAAGGTCTCAAAATGAGCCAGTTTTCGTATAAATTAGTTCCAGAATCAGAGCTATTTAGCTTTGACTTTAACCCAGTTCTGCAGCCAACTGAAACATTATCATCTGGAACCTGCACGGCTATTACAGCCCAAGGCACAGATACCAACCCTTCTGCCATATTGTCAGGAAGTGTCAATTTAAACCTTGGCAAAGCAACACAACGAGTTATTGGCGGTGTCGCTGATAATACCTATCGACTAATTATGACCTGCACAACCAATGAAGGCAATACGTATACTTGTGTTGGTGATATACCAGTTTATTCTCCAGACGAGATTTAAAATGGGACACGCTGATTACCTACGGAATGGCGACTATAACGGTATATGTGATGCTTGTGGTCACAAATACAAGTTTTCGCAATTAAAGCTCCGTTGGGATGGTTTATACGTTTGTAGCTATGATTGGGAGATTCGTCAGCCTCAAGATTATGTAAAAGGCGTACGAGATAATATGTCTGTACCAGTCTCTAGACCGCAAGCTCCAGACGAATACAGCATTGTACAATCCACAATTCAATTAGTTGACGGTTATGCTGTCGACACATATACACTAGGATAATATATGGGCCGTCCTTTATATACTAATAACGCAGCCACCTATTTAGCTTTTGGAATAACCAATACAGCAACAACAATGCAGGTATCTGCTAATGCTGGAAACCTATTCCCAAATCCAACTGGTGGAGACTACTTCTACGTTAGCTTAATCAGTCTGAGTGGCCCAATCATTGAGATTGTTAAATGTACTGCTCGTAGCGGTGATATTTTCACTATTGAGCGTGGACAAGAAGGTACATCACCCTTGTATTGGAACATGGGTGATAACGTACAGTTGCGTATTACTGCTGCTGGTTTAAATTATATTGTTTCAAGTAAAGATACAGTAACCATTTTTGAAGAATATCAAACGGCAACGCAAGGACAAACAATATTTACTATTAGTTCTTTTTCTTACATAGTTGGAGTAAATTCTTTATCTGTTTATGTTAACGGAAGTAAACAAATTAAAAATCTAAATTATGCAGAAACATCTACATCAGTAGTTACATTTAATTCTGGATTAAATGTTGGAGATATAGTTGAATTTGTTTTTGTAGAAAATATATATGGCTAATATGCTTTTCGCCAACAACTGTAATACTACTTTAGCTAGTAGTCTTACCAGTGGTGCAACCTCAATGTCGGTTACATCTGCGACAGGCTTTCCTTCTCCTACTGGAGTTCAATATTTTTATTGCACATTAGCTGATGCTGCCACTCAAACAACTATCGAGATTGTTAAAGTCACCTCCGTATCAGGAACTACCTTTGCCATTACTAGAGCGCAAGATGGAACATCTGCCACAGCTTTTGCTGCAGGTGCGGTAGTATCTCTTCGTTTGGTTCGTGCAAGTTTGAATGACTTTCCAAAGTTAGATGAGACAAATACATTTAATGCTGACCAAGCTATTAGCGGTCAATTAACTTCTTCTGCTGGTCTAGCAACTACAGGTACATTTACTGCCACTGCTCCTAGCGATGGTCTAGTAATGGACTATGCAACTGGATTTGGTCGTTTTAGTGCTTTTGCTGGAGATGGTTTCCAATGGTATAACGCTGGTATAGCTAATACTAAGTTGATGCAATTATCGTCAACTGGCGTAATTACAACAGCTACTTGGAATGGTGCAACTGTTACTGTTCCTTATGGTGGAACAGGGTTAACTACTCTTACTTCTGGTTATATTCCTTATGGAAATGGAACAAGCGCTTTTAGTAATAGTTCTAATTTTCAAACAAATGCAACTACATTATCTATTGGTACAACATTAAGTTCACAAAATACAATTACTGGTGGTGTTGAATTTGGTTCTTCAGGAATGGCGGTGTCTTTTTCAGACCCAAGTGTAGGAATAGGAAATAATTTTTATTATAATAGTGGTTGGAAATATAAAGTTGCTGGAACTGCTCAACAACTTCAAATGCCTAGTGGGGCTGCTAATTACGCATTTTTGTATGCTAGTTCAGGTAGTGCTGGCGGTGCAATTAGTTGGAGTACCGCTTTAGCTATTGGGGCTACTGGCGGTGTTTCAATTGGTAACACTACAGACCCAGGAGCAACTAATTTAAGTGTAACTGGTTCAATAATACCTAACGCCGTTCCTAGCTCACAATGGGGGATAGATTTTGCCCCCTCAACAGGCGCTGGAAGTTATATTACTTTAGCGGCTGGAGCTACTTATGATATAGCTTCAGGTTCAGGAATGGTTTTGTTACATAGTAATTCAACTGGTCAAGCAGGGTTTTTTATTTGCTATGCTGGTGTAACTGCTTTATTTGCAGGGAACGCAACAATATATGTTTCAAGTTCTTCCCCACTCACAAGTCAAATTGGATTTTTTTATAATGTTGGAACTGGTAAGTATCGAATTACAAATGGATACGCAACAAGCCAATCAATTTTTGTAAGCACAATTAGAACAAGAACTAACTCATAAAATGACTACTTTTAACATTACCCAAATTTCATCTACGGCTTCCCCTTTGTATGATATACAAGCATTAGATATAACAGGAAAAATTCTTACAACATTTCAAATTGCTGCAAATGAAGGCGATGATGTGCAAGCATTAGCGCTAGAAGCATATACCTTGCTTATATCACCAATAGCGCCACCAACAACAGCCGCATAGGAAAAAAAATGACTACATTAATACCAAAATATGACCAAGGCGCAACAGGCGCATCTAATAGACCAATTAACATAAAATTAGAGGAAATTTTTTCTGTTAAAGATTTTGGTGCGGTTGGTGACGGCACTACAGACGATACTGCTTCCATTCAAGCAGCTATAACGGCTGGGTATGCAACTGGTTCAGGATTTAGCCTTTACTTTCCAAAAGGTACTTACTTGATATCATCAACTATTACGATGGGAAACACAGCGCCCACCGTTGCGTTGCCAACAAAATTATATGGTGATGGTAGAGCTTCAATAATTAAAGTAACTGCAAGCAATGTAAATCCTTTTTTATGGCAAGGCCCTAATCCTGAAGTTGATGGGGCAGGAAACAGAACTGGAAATGTTATTGTAGAAAACTTAATGTTTCAAGGCCCTGGTGCTTCTGTAAATACTAATAGTATTGCTTTGTCTTTTTACGGCGTACAAGGCATTACACTAAGAAATACTTATGCTATTGGGTGGTACGCAGCCGAAAGTTACCACAACTGCGATTTGGTAAATAGGTTTAATGTTTGGATTCAACAAAATCAATATGGTATTGTTACTAACGCTACAGGATACGCTTTAACTGGCGGAGGGCAACTTAATAGCTTTAATAGCTATGGTGGACAGGTTGGAAACCATGTATCTGTAGGTATTCAATACATTGGCGGTCTTTCTCCTTGTTTTTACGGCGTAAATTTTACTTTAAATGCAACAAGTCTGATATTTTCCCCCAATAATGGGGCTGGTTCTACTGTAACAACATCCCCTGTAATTAGTGGTTGTTATTTTGAGGGCGATACTGGCACAACAATTATTTTTGGCGGCGGTAACGGAATTGTTCGTGGTGGCGTAATTAATGGATGTAATTTTATTTCTGCTGCTGCAACCGCATTAATTACGATTGCAAATTATTCAAATGCGCTTGGTAGAGGTTTAATTTCTAACAATACGGCTGATACTACATTTTCTGGTTCTTCTTTTATAACCCAAGCAACTTCAGCCGAAAAAATAGATGTCAATAATTTAAACGGAACACCAATAGGTAATATAACCCCAAGTACAGGTGTGTTTACTACTTTAAGTAGCGGCACTATTACTAAAACAGGAATAGCTGCAAGTGCTTCTGTAGATATAATAAGTGTTGGTTCTTATGGTAATTATGCTTCTATTTCTTTAACTATAGCTTCAGCTTCTACTGGTAAACTAACTATTAAAAAGTATTTTGCAACAGTAATAGGTGATGGTAACTCTGCTGGGACTGCTATTAGCACACCAGTTACAGATACATACGCTGGTGGTGCTTCCCCATTTACATTATCAGAAACTACAAACTCTCCTGTAGCTGGGACTAATAAATTAACCATTACTAATAATGATACTGTTGCATCTAATTACACAATAACTTATACAGTTGAAGTTTTAACAGGAACATTAACTTTATTATGAAAACATTTACATTAGAAGATAACGAAGCAGCGTTTATTATTGCAACTATTGGTCGTTTACCTATTGAAACAGGAGCTTCCCAAATCTATGCAAAGCTACAACAACAGGCTGCGTTGATTACTGAAGAACCAAAATCGGAATAATATGACAACCACTTACTCACAATCTAGGGACGCAGTTATTAATGGGGCACTCCGTGTATTGGGAGTAATTGGTGCTGGAGATAGCCCAACCCCACAGGACTATCAGAACTGCTCAGAAGCCCTAAACCTGTACATTAAACAACTACAAACTAAGGGTATGCCCTTATGGTTAGTAGAAGACCTCCCAGTACCTATGGTTGCAGGTCAATATACCTACACATTAGGCCCAACAGGGGATGTAGTCTGTGACCGTCCTTTAAGAGTCGTTATGGCGTTCATTAGAAGCCCTCAGGGGAACGATACAACCCTTCAGGTCATCTCACGTCAAGAGTATATGCAACAGGGCTATAAACCCTCTTCAGGCACTCCTAATCAGGTCTATTACGACCCACAGTTAGGTAATGGCGTATTGTATGTATTTAATAACCCAAATGCTGCAGGATGGACTATCCACCTACAAGTACAGCAACCTATCTCAGACATCCTAACGCCTACTTCAATCCCTCAGTTTCCATCTGAATGGTTCAATACATTAAAGTTTGGCTTGGCTGACCAGTTAGCCCTTGAGTATGGTGTTCCTGCACAAGTA